ATATAATGCGCGAGCCCCGGCCCTTGGGTCAGGCTGACCGGTTAATAGTTTACCTATACCAGATACTGCTTCATCATTCAATACGAACTCATTTTTTCCCACCATAGCCGGTACATCGTCAGCTTTTGGTTTTGTGCCAAGAGGTATAAACCCACCTGGTCTTAGATCCATTTGCATGCCTTTTGGTACATCAGGTGATATTGGATCACCTTGTGGTGTCATGCGTCCACCTTTGTTTGCCATCTTTCTTTGCTCTCTATTGTCAGCAAATCTGTCATCTACCATGTCAACCATCATATCAAAATTTTCTTTTCTTAATTGTTTCTGTAATTGTCTTTTTTCAAAATCATCTCTAGCTTGATCCATTTTCATTTTTTCAATTGTTTGTTCATATCTAGCTTTCATGTCAGGAAATGCCATTTCTTGTCTTGTATAAAATCCTTCACCACCAGGCATCAAAGCATTACCAAAACGCATTAGACCAGGATCATTCATTTTCATTTTCACTTGTTCTGCTTGTAACATTCTTTTTAACTTATCTATATATTCTGTTCTTACTTTTTCAGCTTCTATGTAATTACCAATACCCATGTTATCTGTCTTACCGCCTGTACCACCACCTCCATCAAACCCAATACGACCACCTCTTGCAAACAATGGTTTTTCTCCCTCTTCTTTTAGCTGTTCATTGGTTGATGTCATTACTTCATACAGTTGATTAAATTCGGAATAATCATAACCAGGAAATTTTTGATAAAATATTTCTGGATCTATACTACCGTACTCATCCATTATTTGTTTAAATTCATCCAAAGCTGCTCTTTGATTCATGCCTGTAATATTTTCAATAAAATTGTCTTTCTTTTTAAATTTTCTACCTGATAATTCATATTCGGAACCCTCTGAAAAACCAATACGACCGCCTTCGGCTGCTTCAGTTCTACCTTCTCTAACTGCTCTGTCGTATTCTACTTCTTCCTTTGATACCTCTATTCCGTTTGCTGACATCACACGAGCAGTGGTTTCTGCATCAATACCTCTTCTAGCAAATGTTCCAAGATAAGCACTTTTTCTTTCAGCTTGAAAAGCCTCGGCGCTCGCTCTATTTTGCGCTATCATTTCATCTATGGCTCGTTGAGCTTCTTCTTCAGCATCTTTTGCAGCCTTTATACCTGCAGGCACTTTGGTCAAAGACGCTCCTGTTAATGTTGATGTTAAGCCTGTCAATACATCTCCACTTCTTGATCTAGGATCAAAAAGTTCTCTTGAATAACCTTTTATAGATTCGCCTATGTTACCTGCTATATCACTCAGTTTTAGTGATCCGCCAGCTCCTGATCCAGGAGTAAGTGCTCCAGAAGTAAAATCAGCAGCAGCCTGTGTAGCTTGTGCTAGTTCACTTGGTCCTGTTCTCATTATGCCTGTAGGCGTTGTTGTTAAACCTGACTCTGGAATAAACCTCGTTTGTCCTGGTGTGTTGGGAGCTCCTTGAACGGTTATCTGTTGCACATTTTGACTAGCTGGACTTGTTGCTACCGGTCCTTGTTCCAATCCTGCAAGAGCGCCACCTAGTCCAGATAAACCTGCTCCAATGTAATCAATATCATCAGAACTATCAGTTATAGCAGCTTGAATTGCGGCATCAGTCAAAAAACGAGTTGCAAAGTTACCAGCTATACTGCCTCCTAACGGAACAAAAGAAGCGGCTACGGGTGCTACAAATGGTTTTATCTCTTTTGGAATGGCTTTGCTGACAAAGTCTCTTACTTTTTTAAACGGATTACCCATGTTTTTCCTTATTATTAATGTGAAGATGCAAGTCGCCTAGGCTTGAAATAAGGCTTTTATAGAATTTACTGTTTTTTACCATAAATTGCAACTACGATTCTGACCCAACAGCAGGCATTTTAGCCACTTTTATATAAACACTTCTAGATATATCCTCTCTTTTTGTATCCGTGTTTGGGTCATCAACGTCAGCATCCCCCTCGGCATCAGAGTTATACTCTTTGCCTGTTTTTAAGTTTTTTAATACCACAGTAGTGTCAACCTTTATTTGAGCTATTTTCTTATCGCCCTCGTATAAGTATGCTACCGATCCTGGTTCTTCAAATGACATAGTTCCTCCTTACTGAAACTCTCTTTTTATTTCTAGATACGAACAGATTACATGTAAATCGTTTGCGTTCTCCGCTTGTACTTTTAACTCTTCATCCTCATTTAAGACCAACGAGTTGGTCAATAGTTCTACTGTAGTTTTAGCAGATATATCCTTTTGTTTGAATAGGCTAAATACAGTATTGCCTGTATTTAACAAGGTTACGGTTATTTCACACGCGTTACTAGCATCATCATTAGATACCAGTATGGATTTTACAATAGCCGTGCTTTCTGCAGGTACAGTATACAATACAGTATTGTCTGTGGTTGTTAGGTCTACTTTTGAGTTTTTAAAATTATTTGCCATTATGATAAAAAATATGCCTGTTGTTCTTGTTCGTCTTTTAATGTTTGTTGATAACTAGTATTGAGTTGTTCTACTAAACCAGATACAGCTCTGTTGATTTGTCTCTGTGTGCTAGCTTCATACTCCTCTCTTGGCTCTGGTAATCTAACTAATATTCTTGTCATTATCTCCCTCCATCAGGTTTTACATCTAACATTAATGTGCCATATCTCCACGCTTCGTTTGCAGCTGTGTTTTCTATCTTTACACTAACATATCTTCCTCTTGCTCTTGTGTCTTTTTTTGTGGTGGTTGAATTTATTGTAAAAGGACTGTTTGTTGATGATGTTTCCGTCTGCGCTGGAAATCTTTTTATAGATAATGTTACATTTGCGTTTCCATCTAAATTCTTAAAATCAGGTATAAACCTACTTACAGACACAAATCTATTTCCTGCTCCTGCACTATCTTGTAAATCATAATCATAAGATTTTATATTAGACAGTATGGTAGTAACAGTTCCGTCCTCATTAACTTGATCTGTTCCTATTTCGTGTTGAAAGTATTTTGTTTGACCAAGACCAACCTGACCTTGAACCACAGGAAATGTGCCCGTGCCAGTGGTATCAAACTTAGTTGCATAAGGTCTTTCATATATTTTTGCATCCATCCATGAACTTCTTGACTCCGTTGATAGAGCCCATACACCACCAGGAACTGGTTGAGATTCAGCATAATTATACGACACAGCCTTATTATTAAAATCATTATCTGCAGGATACCACCACACGATTTCAGAAAATAAATTATTAAGACCAGCTGCCACTTGTTGACCTTTTGTAGTATCAAAATTATCAAAGACTTCGTCTTCTACAGCACAAGGCAACGTTTTTACTGTTCCATCATAAAATAAAAAACCTTTTGAACTCATCCAATATGCCACTCCATCAACTTCTACAGCTGCGTTCTTACCAACCAGTCCACAGTTTGTGCCCACTTGTTCAACACCAAAAAAGAAAGGTGATGATACATACTTCATTGTATACAAAGCATTATCTGTAAAGATTAAAATGTTTTCTTTTGCTTTTAAGGCACCAACAATTTTAGTGCCATCTTGCAATCTTAGTGTGCCTGCCGTGTTTGTGGATGTAGGTGTAAAAGTATTTATGTCTTCTTGCACAGAGAAACGTATAAACATGTCATCTTGTGTGGATGGTGTGCCAATTGTTGTTTCAGTGCCAAAATGTATTAAGTGTCTTGTAGTTGGTGATATGAGTGTCACTCTTGATGCAGTGGGATTGTTACTTGTTGAAAAACCACTTGTGCTTTTAGATGCTCTAACAGTAAGTCTATTTGTTGCTGCAGAGTTCCAAGTAAATGTTTCACCGTTTGCAATAGTTGCAACTAAAACTTCACCAAAATTATCCAATGACCAAAGGCCTGGCTCTAACGTTGCTTGGTCTGCAGGAAGAGCAACTCCCCAACCACTAAAGTCTGATGCGTTTGTAACTGTAGCACCATTAGAATGTGCTGCAGCACTTGTGCCGTTTGTGCCTCTGGTTAGTCCTGTCAAGTCATTACTAGATTTACCAGAGTAGGTTATTAACTCACTACCTATTTGTATTGTGCCTGAACTTGGAAAAGCAGTTGCGCTTGTAAGTGTTAAGGTTGTATCACTATCACTAAACGTGCCACCTTCATTTATGGTGGACGTAACAGCATCCAAAACAGTTCCTCCCCATGTGCCAACACCCCAACCATATCCGTATGTTTGTTTTTGTGGTCCAACCTTTGTGTAAAACTCAACGGTGGTTGACCCGCCAGTTGATACTGTTGCTGTTGCAGCGGCTGTTGATGTAATTGTAAATGTGGTTGTGCTAGGAACAGTCACAACCATAAATGTTTTATCTTCAAAGTTTGATGCACTAAGCCCCGTTCCACTAGGCAAGGTTACTGAGTCAAGTAAAATAATGTCTTCTGGAGATAAACCATGTGCTGAACCTGTTGTAATTGTTACAGAGGTTGAGTCGTCTGTTGTTGCAAGTGTGCAACTAGTTTGTCTACGAGCTGCATCAAAAGGTGATATGTCAAACAGTTGTCCTTCAAAGTATAACAATAAAAATTTATCCGTGCCCAATGCAACGTATCTATTACCTGAGTTATCTAAGAAAGGATGTTGACTTCTAACAACACCAACTATGCTTTCATTTACAAGAGATGACCACCCACCAACTTTTTCTGGTAGTCCATATCTAAAACGAACATTGTCACTATCTATCCAACGGTTCTCAGCACCTTTGGTTGTATTTTGTTTATCTATACCTGGTTGTATTTGTAGTTCAATAAGAGCCATGTAAACCTCTTACGTTCCAGCAAAGTGCTTCTTTACCCAACCTTTTGTTGAATTTGCATATACAAGTGTAAAGCTTTGTCCATTTGTGTTTACTACTAGATCACTAGCTACACCTTGTATAGGTTGACTGTTTCTACCAATAGTCAAATTGTTAGAATTAAAACTAAGTTTACCATCTAAGAAGTGCACTTCGTTACCAACGGCTGGACTAGCAGGTAGTGTGACTGTTACGGCAGCTGCGCTTGTATCCACAATAACTTGATCACCATTTACAGCTGTATATGCACCTGTCGTAGTTACATAACCTTTTTGTGTAATACCTGTAATTACATTTGTGCCATCCACAATTACAAGCATAGTAGATCCAACTGGCATTGCTACGCCCGTGCCCGAACTTGTTTTAATTGTTATTGTATAGTGACTCGAGCTTCTAGTTGTACCATCAATTACAAGATATGTTTTTTCACAAGAGTCTGGAAATATTAATTGTCTGTTTGCTGATAGTGTGCCTGTAAGCTTTATGACTTTGTTACGTCCATCAG